CAATACTATATTCTTATTAGTATCAAGGATACCAGAGGTGACATATGTTATAGCATCTTTCGCAATTTTTATACCACTATTCGCGGAGGTGTTGCGTAATCCTTTAGGGTTGTATATAAAATATTCATCTACCTTACCATAGTCTAGTGACTGAAACTGGTCTGCGGTCTTTGGAATCTTGTTGATCTGTCTAACTTTCTTGATCTTTTGTGGATCAACGTAGCGTAGTTCGAGTATACCATCTTGAGGTCTCTTCAAATCAATAACCTTATGATAATACAAACGCCCATCAATGTACCATCTACGGAACATTTCATGAGCTTTAGTATCAAATCCTATTAAGTTTTTAATATAATCGAACTCTGTTCTGATCATTTCTTTGACAGAATCACTGACATCTAAGTTTGCCAGATCTATCTGTACGGGCGAATCGTTCTGATCTGTGACGATTGCCTCTTGTATAATGTCTTCAATTGCACTGTCTACTTCAGGGTGCATCGCCATCATGCGATACTTAACCACCATGTCGTACTCAGTTTTAAAGTTACCATCTAGGTCAACGTAGGTTCCATGATAACCTCCCGCAATGAAACTGGTAGCACCGTCTTCATTCGTGGGGGCAACAGGAGAAGGAGCACTTTTCTTTAACTCCTCCTCTCTACGTCTAAACGAGAATCCGAATAACTCTGCCATAATATTGTGTGTTTGTACCTACTATTTAGTTAGCTTGAACCAACCCTTTTCATAGTATTCTGTCCAATAGATGTCTCGAAGTATTGGTAAGCAAACTCAACATCGAACTCTTCGTAAGAATCGTTGTTGTCATATGCTAGTGATACCTGTGAAACAGATACTGGGAATGCCTTCACTAATTTGTATTGACGGATGTCTTTAAATTGTGTTGCGGATCCGTTGAACTTATCCATCTGAGTTACAACGATGTCTTCTAAAACATCACCCATTCCTGCTGATGCTGTGTTGGCATCTACAGTGTTGGTTAGTTCGATCCATTTCTCATAGGCACCGCGTAGTTCAAATGCGTCATCCATGTAGAATGTACCAGTCCATGACTCGAATGTTCTGTCGCCAGGAACTTTGATAACTCTACCTCTAAAAGGTAGTTCTACTGTACCTACTGTTGATGCAGGTAGAGCAGCACTCTTACACATGAATGTCTCTAAACCATCCGCAGCAATTATGCCTGATGGGAAATTATGTGATACAGAGAACAGGTTAGGTCTAACTGCTCCCTTAATTCTACTCTGGAACTCTAATACGCCCAGTGCTTTGGTTTCAGCCATTGTTTAAGATCTCCTTGGGATTACTTCCTCGAAGCTAACGCCAGTACGTGTAGCAACAAAGGTTAGTGTGATGAAGTTGATCGAGCGAGCAGGCTTGATGTATATCTCAGCGATGAACTCGTTCTTATCAATTAAATCAGGTGTGTTGTTGGAACTATCACATACAACTAAGAAGTCAGTGATACCACGACGTGCTTGAATGTCACGTAGGTATGGTTCGACAACATTGTTGAAGTTGTTTCTAGTAAATTCGTCATTTAGTTCAAACAATACTCCCTTCGCAGCATTTCCTATTGTCTTCTCTATGACGAGGAAGAGACGACGGACGTTGATGCGATCAAAGGCAGATGGTGAAGCGAGAGCTGTTTTGTCTCCGAAGAGTACGATACCTTGACCAGGTAGAGAAGTAATTGGGTTGATTCTCTTCTGATAAAGTGTGTCTCTTTCAGATTTCTTAGGTGAATATGCTAGTTTAATAGCATTCTTGATTCCACCGCGATTAAGTCCTGCGGGTGAGAACCATGGATCTCCAGCTGCTGTTGTGCTAGCACACAATCCTGCAGTGTCACCGTTACATGGGATCCATCTATACTTGTCAGCGAAGCGATCATAAAGATACTTCCAACCGCTATCGAAGACTACGTATGAAGTTGATGGGAATGAATCGAAAAACTCAACTATGTTATTAGTTTGTGTACCGCTGTCTGATACTCCGATAACATTTGTTTTATCAGGAGAAATGAAAGCAACACAGTCTTTACGAGCATTCACAATACTGATCAGTTTGTTTGCTTTTGCTTTTGTTTCTGTCTCAGTAGCACCGCCACCACCCATGATTAGGTAGTCAATCTGTACTGTTTCTGGATCAGCAAAGTAATCATACCCTGCGATGATCTCTGCCTGAGTTAGTGTAAAGTCGTCAGCACCAGCTGTCATTGTATATTCTTTCTCACCAAGAATATCAAATGCTGTTGTTGAAACTCCACCTACGTTAGATGCGTTAGCAAGAGCGTTACCAGATACATCCCAAATGTCCTCGTTATCATGAGAACCCCAGTAGATGTAACTAGATTGGTTGAGGATAACCTCTGGATAGTATACTAAAGAACCTTCTGCTGATTTACCATCAGATGCTTTAGAGACATATAGAAATTTCTCAAGAACTGTATTAGGTGTTCCTGTTACTCCACCGTCAACGTCGACTACAACAATGTGCATCTCGTCGTTTGATCCTCCGCGTTCAGCAACGTGTACTGAAGTGCCAGGTTGGGGAGCCACTTGATTCCAGTTCAAGGTTGGGGTAATCATCTGTGAATCATACCATCCTGCTACTGCTGTGATAGCAACATCAGGGTTAGATCCATCATCAACTAGATCAGAAGTTGTCCAAGCACCACCAGATACCCAGATAACATCTACTACTGTACCACCTGTAATTTTGTGGATGTAAGCAGATTTAGTACCCGCTGAGTTTTGGATTAATGATCCTGCTGCTACACCAGCTGACTGGAGGTTGCCCGCAAGAGTTACCTGTTGGTTAGCACCTGAGTCGATTACTACAACTTTAAGTGAGTTACCTACAGAACCAATGTTTCTAGAAGCATAGTCCCAAGATGCTGTACCATCGTAGTAATTACCTTCGTAATCTTCTACGCTGTTAATTGTAAGTGAAGTTCCACCTACGTTAGCAGTTTTTAATGAAGCACCACTAGCACGTACTACGTCAAGTACGCCACCGTATGCGAGAAAAGATGAGGCAGCGAACCATGTTTCATAGTTACTGTCATTTGGTTCACCGAATTTAGATAGTAATTCTGATTCCGATGAGATTCTAACTGGTTTATTAACTGGTCCTTTTGTAAAAGCTCCAGCTATTGCTCCAACGTTTACTTCTACTGTCTCAATGGATCCAAGGGTTAAATCCCTCTCTTGAATTACCACTCCTGGTGAGAGAAGTGTGCTAGCCATGCTTGGTACTCCTGATGAATAATTTCAATTTGTCTAAAAATATTTAGGGAAAGTAGCTTTTCTACCGATAGTCCCACATAAACGATCTGTCACCATACTCGTCTGTGTTCCATTTAGACTCATCCCTGTCACTACCGTCCATCTCAAGTGACCATACACTTCCTTTCTCATCTACCACTACTTCTTCGTCATCTATACCATTAACAATAAACCCAAATGGTGCCATGTCTTGCTCTATTTGATTCTTCTGCTCTTCGTAGATCCTGCGACGGATGTCCTGATCTGTTAGTTCTTTAAAATACTCTTGTTGTACCAACCACGCAAAGATAACTAGACACATTACAAGGTCATCATTATATCCCTCGTCTGCCTCAAATGATTGCTTATTTTGTATGAACGTAGTCAACTCAGATACAATGTTATAGTCGTTTACAATTAGTTTATCATCTTCTATCAGTGTCTTGAGGTTTGAGCATCCCTGTGCTTTAACAGTCTTACTCATCTTTACACCCATCTGTGTCTTACCTCCGCTAAATCCTGTACCAACTATCTGTCCAGCTCTACCACGCATAGCACACATGAGTACATTCTCATACTCCACATCATAATGGAGCTGTGATGCGACTGCCTCTCCTAGATCATTCACCTCTATCAAAACATATGCCATATTGTATATCTTTGCTACGTCTGCTATGACATTAGGTAGTAACATAGGTCTAATATCATGGTCTCTATACTTTGCTACTAACTTCCATGGAGCTTGTGATATGTCTATCACGCAGAAAGCACTATAATCCTGTGCTAAACCCCGCGATATATCGCATGTAATTATATAATCTCTTTCAGGTATAGGATTTTCATACACATCTAGCGATCCATTTGACTTAATTGGATCATCATATGTCAGTGTGCGTAACTTACTAGCAGTTATGAGTGTGTCAACAGACCCTAGGAACTCACAGTCAAACTCTTGAGTGAACTGTCTGACTGACGTGTTGGCAATAGTAGTTTCTTTCCACGCAGCATCCCTGCCTGGTACTTTTGACCAGTGTACTTCAGTCCAGATGTATCCGTTCCTACCTTTCTGTGCGTCAACCCACAACTTGTAGAAATGATTCATTCCGTTGGGGGTAGAAATAATGATGACTTTCGTGGATTTACCAGAAGTAATAGTAGGATAAACGGAACTAAAGAATTGCTCCGCAATATGGTTAGGTATAAACGCAAACTCATCGAGGAAGATGATGTTAAACGACATACCTCGGACAGCAGATGCTGAAGTAGATGCAGCGAGAATCTTTGATCCATTTTCTAACTCCATGCTACCCTTGTTCCATGCTATGATTCCCTGTTGCATCCAGAGTGGGAGTTGTTCATAGGCAAGTTGTAGTCTTCCGAGTAGATCTCTAGCAGTGGATAGCTTGTTTGCTAGGATACCTATGTTCACGTTGTCGTTGAACAGTGCATAATGTAAAAGGTAAGACACACACGTAGTGGACTTACCAGTCTGTCTAGGAAGTTTTGCTATATTAAACCTATTCTCATGAAAGTTTCTAATCAATTCTTGTTGAAAGTCCCACATTTTAAATGGAACTATACCTTCATCAAGAGATATAATCTTGATGTAGTTCATAGCAAAGTATACAGGATCTGCCTTACACTTAAGGTATTCCTGTATTTGATCTTGGGTAAACTCAATTTCAGTTCCAACCTTTTTGAGGTTGGGGTTACCAAGATAGTAGTCTTGGGTTGACGAAGGCATTAAGAAGCAGCTCTATATGTAAAGTCTAGGAATAACGCAGCGGTACCAATCGCACAGTTTCCTGCGGTGATGACACTGGATCTCTTATAATCAGCGTTACGTATCTGGAGTACCATCCACTGATTCTGAGATCCTGCATGTGATACTACCATATCTTTACTGTCATCTAAGAATATTGCTTGTCCTGTGTTTAAGAAGTGTGTGGATGATGTATCCATTACTACTACCTGTGCGGGTGCGTCACTATGTGAAAGTGCGGGTTGGAATGGAATTGGGAACTTAAGAACACCACCAATCAATGATGCGTCTTGAATATTAACTGTAACCTTAGCATGTACATGTACCATTCTACCTACCTTGGTGTAGTAACCAGTAGATGTAGTTGTCATACCAGCTCTAATTGTTGACGCAAACTCTGGAGTAGCATCATAGAAACCTTCTTCATAGTGATCAAGGATTTGATATGTCTTGCCAGGTAATGATGTCTGGTTACTGAAGTCAATACCTTTGTCTTGCTGTAACTTATAGTGACCCGCTTCAGTAATTCTTGCGGCTTCAGATAGTGTACCAGACTGTACAGTAAAGAACTTAAGTGCTCCGTTTTCTGCTAAGTTTCCTGTACCAGTAACCTCAGCAAAGATACCCGCGTATGTAACGTTAGCATCATCATTAGCATTTCTACCTCTAAAGTCAATTCTACCTGGCTGATGTCCAACACCGATAGTACCTGATTTGTATAGTACAAGGTCAGGAGCAGTAGTAGAACTGTTAGTTGTGTTCTCAATAATGATCTGGTCAGTTGTGTCACTACCTTTGACGTGTAACTGTCCTGCGGGTTCCTCTATATTAAGACCGACTAGACCACCACGTAGTGTCATAGTCTTGACTTCTGATCCTGCGTCTATAACTGAGAAGTTTAATAGTCCTCTCTCAGATCCTTCGGTATCAAAGTGTATCTTGGATTGTATCTTACCAAACTCTACGTCAGCACCGTTACTTGTATTTCTACCGTGGAACTTAACAGCACCAAGTAAGTCATTAGTAGCCGCACTAGCACTGTCTCTTTGAATAATAAGATCAGGACCTGCGTTCTCTGATGCATCATCTAACTCTACTGTGAGTGATGCACCAATCACCTTAGTTGTAGCAGCAGTCAGTTTGATGTAACTAGACTCAAGACATAAGTTTGTGTCACCTACTTCTAGGTTAGGTGTACCGTTATTATTTGCGTCAACTTCAAATACTAATTTGCTTCCTTCTGTATTTCTCTTTCTAAATCCAAAAGCTGCTATCTTAGAACCACCATTGTTTCTAAAGTCAATGTGTCCTAGGTCATTACCATCAGCAACAATACTATCAGAGGTAAAGTCAATACCACTGTGCTTGAATGTGATGTTAGCAACTGTGTCTACTGTACCTACGTTGTCAGTGTTCTGTATAAGTAAGTTTCTTGTACCACTAGCACCGATAGTTACCTCACCAAAGGTAACGTCTGAGTTAGTAGCAACTGCCTGTCCAATAGAAATCGCACCTGATGCGGAATTATAAG